CCAGGATTCAATACAATGTTGTCTACCATAAATTACTCCTAATCTCGATCCGCAATTGGGTTAGCGGGAGCATGTTGTCGTTCTTCTAGTTGTAGTGCAGAACGTTTCGTCAAGTGACAAGTACAAATGATTGCCCAGTTCAACGATGGTCGATCTGCGAGTAGTTGATTCTCTGCGGCGTTATTGATTTCCCAATACGTACTATCGTATTCTATGATGTCACCAACTTCAGGATAAATTCCTTTCGTTTCAAGGGTATCTCTCAAGAATGAAAATACCGATGTCTGACTGAAATCAATCATGTTTCCATCCGTAGTCGGACTCTTGTCTTGACGATTTATGAGGCAAGGAATTTGAGTGCCAACGTGATATACCTTGGATGGAGCCTCACCATAGATGTTTGATGGTGAGTGAATCACATTCAATTTGTATATGATGACAAGAGTTTCAATCACTTCATCCACCAACTCACGGTTGATAGAACGAAAGAACGTTACGTCTCTATCTGTTACATACTTTGGCATTATTGATGTTCAGCACTATGTTTGAAATCCATTAATGCATCCATTGCTCCAACGATATGTCTTTGCGCATTTTCCAACACCCTTTCATTAAACCCGCTTGCTTGGCGCATTTTCCGAACCGTTTTCTCTAACGTGTGAAGTGCGTTAGCGACCTTTTCAGCGGCCTTAGCGTTTGTAGCGATAGATGAATCTGCTTCCGTTAACAAATCTTTCATTTTGATCATGGTCTTATCCCTTGTAGATGAACAGAGGTACTTTAGCGAATATCTCTTTCATAGCTTCAGCGTTGTTCTTTTCCTTCTCATACTGCTTTGCCTTTCCGGACTCATCCAATGTTTCACGTAACTGAGTTAACAGTCTATCCTTTTCGGCTTGTGCTTCTGACAACAGGGAAGGACCATCTAACGTTACTTCAGCGTTAGGAATCGGAACAGTTTGATACTTGGAACGAATATGACCCAAGGTATCTTTAGCGCATGCCAGAGTGTATTCCCAAATCCAGCGTTTGCCCACATCATTGACATCCAGATACACAACGTTGTCGTATGGAACATTACTGTAATCGGAAATAACATCACTAGTGAAGCCTGCGCCGTCTGCTCCTCCCAATCTCTCTTCCCTTACGGTGTATTCAAACCACATAACAAAATCGAAAGTAGGTCTTGGGAAGATTCTCAGTTTGTTATTGATGAGTTCAAAAGTGTAAGCGCTCTTGTATATCTCATCACCAAACTGAACCGCTTGCGTTCGGAGCAATGTATCAAAGGTCGGATAAAGAACGTGAGAATAGCCTGCGTACCCAAAAGTTCCCGCGCCGGTTCCACCTGCGGCACCCACTCCATATCCTGAACCAGCGCCCCAACCAAATGAGGCTAGGAACCCATTCGCACCGTAGAAATCACCGAAGTAAAAGGATCGATTGACGGCGGGGGTTCGGTCATGATAAATCTTACGTATTTCAACACGATTACCATTTTCAACCACATCTCCAAACAACTCTTGCATATCATACACTTGTGTATCTGCGACGATATCAAGATTACCTGTTTTCCAATCAATGTTACCACCAACACCAACCTCTGTCCCATAATCTGCTGACAACACAGTTAGGAACGGTAACGCAGTTGTTTCGATGTTAACGCCTGTCAAACTGGTGTCTTTGGATCTTCCTTGTAGATTGAAGATGTTTTCTCTGATATTGAATTGATTGAGTTGGTGGCCATACTCCGTAATGGCTTCTTCAAAGCAAGTATAGAATTGTTCGTCATTCATCTCAATATCCATCGTAGGATACCCAAGACGGGTAGCACACCAATCTGCTACCTTTGGGGCAGTCGAAACAAACTCCGTATCGGCATCATACAATCCGAACGGCGTTTTCCCAACCGGAGACGAACCTGAGCCGGGCCATAAGATTTCTTCTGACATTTATTTAACCCAAGTGTTTATTGAGAGCTTCTAAATTTTTCATTAGCCTTTGGCAAGTTTTCGCCGTTTGGAGCAATGATGTTTTTACGGATGGATCAGTCTGATCTCCTAGTTCCTTGATCGCCACTAGTGAATACATTGCGGCCTCTTCCAACTTCCCATGTGCCAAACTAGCGTACTTGACAACACCACTATTTTCATTGCCACCCGCCTCACCCAATCCTTGCTTAGACGGTGTGACGGTCAAGTTCAAGTTTTTAACGTCAACCTTATTCTGTCTTGCCATTCGTCTCATGCGGGGATCTTTGAGAAATTCCTGCTTGGCTGCTTCTTCGGTAGGAGCTTTAACTACAGACTTGTAACTAAATTTCGCTCCTGCATCACCCGTTCTTTTATCACGTCTATCGACGCCGGACTTACTAAACCGAGTATCTTTTTCATTGACGCCCGTTGCAGTAACTTCAAAGTGTCCTTCTTCCAATAGAGTTTTGAGTCTAATCATATCGCAGCTCCCAAACCGTTGTGTTACATATCACTTATAAGTAGTTCTGAATCTGCCATAATCATTGATAGGCACAAAAACTACGTATTGGACTTGAGAAGGTTTTCTTTCCAAGGTATAATCTGAAGATTGGATATATCTGCAATTTGTTTTGGTGAGATATTTTGTCGGTATCCTTCACTAACCGAAATGATATGATCTAACTGGTATGCCCCACTAATACCATTAAGTCCACGGTTTTCTAAAAGTCTCTCATAGTTAGGTAAGATGGTAATATCTTGTTTACGTGTCAATGCTCTTACTTCTCTGAAATATTTCTTTTTAGCCTCAAGATCATCCATATATGCTGAGTAGGTTTCATATCCTGCTTTCTTTGCTGCCATCTTCTGAATATGTTCATTTTTGATAACATATGACCAGGATTTTTTGTAAAGTATGTTGGAACAAGGATTACATACAGACCCACTTTTCTCTGCTCTGTCTCTGGCATATTTAGATTTATATCCTAAGCTTTTCTTACAATTGGGACATTTACGAAAGTAGTTTTCTTCTCCCTTAATATTACTAACTCTATCAGGATATTTTCGTCCCTTAAGTGTTTCACTGATTTTCTTGGATATTTCTGGTGATGATCTGACTGCACATTGATTACATACCGATCCTTTCTTTTCGGCCCTATTTCTATTATCATGCATAGTATATACAATCAATTTGTTACATTTAGGACATGAACGAGTAAGAAATTCTCCCCGTGCTCTCTTTTTGTCTGATCGAGCTTTGGCTGCATGGGCACTGGAGCAGTAGTTGCAGATTAATCTGTTTGATTCTGCCCAATTTCTACGATATTTGCTCTTGTAAACTATTTCACGTCCACATTCCGGACATTTTCTTGTGTTCATAGTAACCTCCATTGTAATCACTCCTTCCTATAGTATAAGTATCATGCTATAGTATCAAGCGCATAAAAATGGAGAGCTATTTCTAACTCTCCATTTCTATTGAACTTACCTCAGATTAGAGTCGTGAAACACCTTCAACAATAATCTTCCCGTAAAATTCCGGCCTAACTATCTTTTTCGCGTAGCGAGTTAGAACCCCGCGACGAGGCGTGAAATTATCAGGGTCGTAAACGAGAGGCGTCATTACTAGCGGTACGTATGGTGCATATACAGCGCCCGTCTCTAGGAAGTTTGCTCCCTTGTAACCCATCAAGATGACGTTAGTCAACATATAAGGGTTCTTGTAGACGGTGTATCTGTTCTGGAAAGCACCGATTTGAGTTACGCCAGCTGCGAACTTCATCTTGTCGCCATCCGTCTCAACTGTGAATCCTGGGATCGTTTCCAAGATCGTTGCAACGTCAGGAGAACAGACGAGGAAGTTTGCTCCACCACGCATCGTTAGCTGGTGAATCTTGTTGCTGACCTTTTGAACCTTCTGGCCCAAAGTCTCGAACCAAGTTTGGTTCGTCCATGCCTGACCTGCGATATTAGTGTCATCAATGAAGGTTGTACCCTGCCAAATATGACCAATACGCGTTGACCAATAGTCAGTCGTTTGTGCATTGATGATAAGCATGTCCAAGATCTCAAGGTCGATTTCAAGTGAAATATACTCACTCAACATAGCCGTAAGTTCTGCCTCAGCGTCTACACTGTGGTATGCGTTAAGGTCTTGCGCCAACTCAGGCGTCCAAACAGCCTTCAACTTACGAGTCTTGGCGACAATTGGGATGCTCTTCAATTCAAGGTCAATCTCTGGAATACCGAGAGATGCTTGTGCTGTTGCTGTTGCATCTACGATCTCAGAACGTTGATCCTCAAAATCACCACGGGTTGAATCAGTTGGTTGCTCTGCATACTGAATGCTTGAATACACCTGACCTGCTAGTGCTACAAACGTGAGCCAATCGACTCCTTGTGAGCTACTAATGAACGTATACTCTGGAAGCCAACCAGTTAATTCGGTAAATGTTGATGCTGCCATTGAACCAGTACCAGGAACGAATGCACGGATGCCTTCGTAATCTGGGCGAGTAAATGCACTCATCGAAACTTGATAAGTCTCATAAACCGTCCCAAAATTAGCGATATTGGTAATAGTTTCGTTGAAGTTAACCGTACTTGACGAAACATGCAAAGTTCCGTTAAGGCCCGGCGCTGAACCGGATTCTGAACCTGAACCTTCGGGGCCCAAAATAACCAACTCTTGGTCGTTAATGGAATATCCAAATTTGCCATCGCCATACAATCCGCCTTGTGGTACGACAGATGCGGTCTGGAAAACTTGGTCACGTTGTGCCGAACCGAGATCGGATGCTCCGAAAACAGAATCGCCAACATTACGTGGAGGTCTATCAGTTCCGTACTTGAAATCCATGAAGAAGATAAGTCCAGAAGGAAGGTTCATCGGCTGAATGCTGACAAACTCTTTCGCTGCGACTTCTCCAAAGACCTTACGGACTAATGGAAGTGCTACACCCGCCCACTGCTCACCAGAACCAGCCGTGCCAATTGCAACACCAGCGGTGCTAGGGTTAGTGCGAGTACTTTCGTCGATTAACTGACGTGCCTTGTTCTCTAAGAGAACCGACATTCCGTGCATTTCCGTCTCATTGCTAAGACCCTCAAGGAGTCCCGTTGGGGACCACTTTTTAACGAGGCCACGGGTCGATGCTAAGAGCGCCGCCTGAGGCGTGCGTGCGTCAGTCATCAACTTTTGAAGATTAATACCACTCATTTATGTTTCTCCGTTAGTTAATGAAAATTATTGGTTGATTCCTGCTAACTTCTTGAATCTAGCTGCCAGCTGCGTGCCTTCCGCTAGGATCGTCGGAGTGTTCTCTTCCGTGGAAGTTTCCTCGACCTTTCGCCTTGAGCGCGTGCTACCAGTTCTCTTCGAAGCCAATCCTTCGGTAATGGAACGCTTACGCGTTACAGGCTTACCCTTGAAGGATTCCGCGAGGGTTGCGAATACAAGCTTCGCCTCACGTACAGTGCCTGCTCTATCAAAATTCTCTACAACACGAAGCTTCTGTCTTCCGTCCATATTGTAATTCTTGAACAATTTGTTCGTGTATAGTAATTTTGCGTTGAGGAGATTAACCTCATTGAGCTTACTACGCAGGAATCTTACCGCGTCCCGGTACTCTTTCAGCTCGCCCTTCAACTCCGTGTTCTCTGTTTCCAGTTCGTCAGAGCTTTCTTCATCTTCGATTTCACGAAGAATTTCTTCTAGGTCGATTTCTTCATCGTCCTGTTCAGAGATAGGACCAGTTTGTTTCTCGCCCATACCCTGCGTGAATGACTTCTTACGAATCGCTTCGTTGTCCGTCTCACCACCTTCGTCGCTGCCATGTCCGTCGGCTGCTGAAGGAAGGTCAACTTCTTCACCAAGCGCGTATGGATCTTCTTCCATACCATCGTCGCCTACAGGTGCTTCAAACTCATCTTCAGGTGCAACCATGTCTGCTTCAAGTTCACGAATAATAGCTTCAAGGTCCAAATCTTCCGGTTCCTCTTCGCCACCAAACTCACCGCCAGCCATAGGATCGCCCATTGGGTCACCACCCATATCTGCACCAGCCATTGGGTCACCGCCCATACCGCCAGCCATTGGGTCACCGCCCATTTCATCACCACCCAAATCGTCTTGTCCGCCCATCTCTGGTGCGAAGTCTAACTCAGCACCATCATCGCCGGGAACTTCGTCCGCGGCCATCATCATACCATCATCTTCCTCATCATCAAACTCGTCAAAATCTTCGTTCATACCGAGCTTGTCATCGTTAGCAATATGAGAACTTGAACGTGTAGCCTTCGAAGGCTCCTTAGCGTTCATATCACCATACTCATTTTCCGGACCAGTGCCGATGTCCGAAGAATCTAACTTAGAGTCATTCTCGACTCCAGAACCAACGTCAACCGCTGCTTCTGTGAACGAAGACTTCTCAACTGCTTCGATATCAGTCTCACCACCTTCATCCGAACCATAACCATCTGCCGATGGAATAGGATCGTTGAGTTCATCCAACTCGTCATCACCATCAAAGTCTTCCGCCTCATTACGAAGGCGTGCCGATAGCATGGAAGTTAGATGGGGAGTGAATGCCTCTTCTAAAGCGACCTTTGCGTTTGCAAGTGCAGTTTCACGAACTGCTTTCGCATCAGCAATAGCATCAGCTAAGAGAGTATTCTTTTTCTTTGCCATTTGTTTCCCCGAAAGGTTAAGAGACTATTATGAAGAGTCCCTACATAGATTAACATATTTGCTGCAGACATCTTAAGCAAGATGTATTGGTGTCCATAAATAGTATGGATGAGTTAGAAACATTCAATTTAAATCAAAAAGTGCCGCTAAACTACTCCATAGGGGAGGTTTAACGACACTAGAATGAAAACTGTTCAGTGTGGTGAGGTTATTCTATAACTTTTTTACATCCCAACGCTGCACCGCAGCTTCTACAAAAATTATCGTCTTCTAAGGTATGCGCACCACATGCCTTACATTCTGTACATCCAGCCATGAGTTATCTCCAAAGTTTGAATTAAACAAAACCATTCAAAATTTTACTCTACAACTTTTTTACATCCCAACGCTGCACCACACTTCCAACAAAAGTCATCGGATTCTTCTACTGGATATCCACATCCCTTACAAACCGTACATCCGGCCATATTTATCTCCTGTTATATTATTAGTGTAACTTATTTTCCCCATAGTAACCTAATAAATAACGCTGTAAGCGATGACCGAAAATGTTTTCTACTCACCACCAACATTGGTAAAATCACACGAATTCTATCATTTTCATATTTGAATATTTTGCCAGAATTCGTATCTGAAGACTTATTCCATATCTGATCTATGACATCAAATCTGAGATACTGAAGTAACTTATGTGCTCTATTACTGCAGTTGCAGCCCATCCCCATTACCCAATGACGGTTGCTCTATCTCTATGTACCTTCATCGTAGCACCGGAATCCAGCGACACGTTCACTTGATCTCCGTTACAACTAAGAATCGTACCTACACCATGAATAGTACGAACCCGACTTCCTTTTTTACCACGACCTTCTTTGAGAGTAATGCCGCCTTCGGTCAAAACTCTCTTTACTTCTTCACGAATCATCTCGCGCATTTTTGCTTCGTCGTAAGGCCTCATTTTCCTCTCTCCGTTTTCTTTTGGTTGCTTCAACGCTCTTCAACTTCTTGCGAAGGGAAGGCTTGACAAAATATTCATGCTTCTTCAGGTCTTCGAAAAGACCGGCTTTCTTGACTTGACGTTTAAACTCTGTCAGAGCTCTTTGCAACGCCACATCATCAGAACCTCTTACTTCCACATACATATAAACCTCTTTGTTTATTAGTTAACTTATTCGCCGCAATACATCCATGCGGTCTTCTGTAGCTACAGCGACATTCGTTGCCGCCTCATACAATTCATGCATCGCAACACCTGCGTCTACCAATGCTGCCGTTCTATCCAACTCGTCTTGAGTAGGTTGTGTTGCCGCTTCTGCTTCCGTTCCAGTTTCATCTACGAATGTATCAATATCACTAAACTCAAGAACATCCGGACTGACAGATGTAATAAGTGCATTTGTAATATTGTTGCCACCATTACTCATACCAGTGATCGTTACTTTCCTTCCAGGCTGGAAGGCTTGAACCAACTGGTTACGTGGCGATGGTGGTACAAACAAATTAGCGCCTGGTACGCAAGAAACTGTTTTCAACGATGCTGAAACCGTGAGCGACGATGAGACGCTAGGCAATCCATGAAGAACCTGAGCCCATTCCGTATTGTTCCAAGTTCCCTTGGCCTCTAACAGATTGGCGTAAGCCTCTTCAGCTTGATTCAATGATGAGATAAACGTTTTCGATATCCCACTCAATAAGTTTACTACTTCAGCGATTCGTAAATCGGGTGAATATGTCATTTCCTTCTCTCCCTTACTATGGAATCCATAATTGTAAAAGTACTGCCCCTAACGTTCCAATGGCAGTAATCAGTGCGGCCCACACAACGTATGAGTTCTTCTTTGTACCACGTGCTGCACGTGCAGCCGCTTTTTCTGCTATGTCAGCCGCTTTTTCTAAAGTAGACAATCGTCCTTCCAGATCAACCAATTTCTCGGAATGGACGATACAAACATCTGATCTACCGATATGATCTTTCAATCCATCTAATCTAGCGTCGAAATCTCCTGACCATTGGCTTTGTTCTACTCGTAAATCGGCGATTTGTTGAAGTAACCCAGTTAACATCTGGTATAGTGCTAAGTCTTCCATTTAAACCCCAAATAAATTCCCGTGTAATTGTTTTGCCATCACCTTTTGTGTTGACAGAGTAGAATCTTTAGACATCAAAGCGTGTATAACAGCACTTCTTAAAATTCCCGGGGTCATTCTACTCTTATCTAAAACATCATGTACACCCGCCGAATGATATCGAACGGTACGATCTGGATCTACGGAGTCCGTTAACGCTACGATAGGACCATCATACACGACTTGAAGTTCCGCAAGACTTTGAATCGGATCCAAAAAATCTATGTGTATGTCCAGTAACACCATTTCAGGGGGCTGCTCTCTAACCAACTCAATTCCTATTGAAAGAGAAGCGGCCATGATAAGATTAATGTGTAAGTTGACCAATCCGTGTCCATTTGTACATGGACCCGGTTCTATCATTGTTGTCGAAAAAAACCTCCTGTAGCTTGCATCATCATCCAACAACATCGTTGTTACATACTTTTGTGGTAAGCTAGCCACTTCCTTCGCCGATAACTGATTCATATAGTTCTCATTAGTGAGTTTAACCGATTTCCTCATCGTCTTGTTGAGATTCCGGTAGTGCGTGTCCATTCCTAAGTACCGTCGCCTGAGCGTCAGTAAGACTCGCCTCTGCCATATCTTGAGGTGAAAAAGTTGTCTTTCTTTTATTGTAATGCTGCCACACGTCTAACCCACTCATTCCCGCCAAAAATATTAACCATTCGGGACTAGGCGACCAAGAATCTGAACCTATTGCCACCCAATATCGAATGGCTGTTCCTACTGCCATCATTAGTGTCAATATGATACGAAGGTTGGTAGTTGGGGCTTCGTCAATCATAATGTAAGTCCAAGATAACGAACCGTTAAGCTTCGACTCAAATCTTTTCTTAACCGCAACTAATCTCTTCCCCATTACTTCTTCTGTGCCAACTTGAACGCTGTACTAACCATCACAGGTACGGGCATGCTAAGATACTTGGCCTTGTTCGATGGGCTAAGTGCGTTCATTACTTGGACTACTGCGCCTGCGCTGAATAAATCTACGCGAACGCCTTCAACCTTACCCATTGAACTTGTATCTACGATTTTACGGAATGCTGCTTCTTTTTTTGTTGGGTCACCTTCATTCAAACTTTTGCCGTTATGAGGAATGACAACTTCTCCCGACTCAACTAACCTTGCGATTTCCTTGTAGATACATTTCTTAGCTTCCGATACCGTCTTTGCTTTACCTTTCTTAAGAACGTTCTTAGCATCATCACGCGTGAATCCACCGTGAGTTCTTTGCAATGCACGAGGGAGTTTCAACGCTCTACGAGCATTGTAATCGTTAGGTGCAACTGCGGATTCAGGAATAGTAACATTCTTCTTAAGTTCATCGGACCAATACGTTTTTGGCTTTTCAGCCGATTCGTTTTTAGATTTTGATGCGGTACGAACGCGATTAACATAGGCGTCATAGTCCTCACCAGAACTTCGGGTTGGAATTCCCAATTTGCGTGCCGCATCATCCAATTTAGCAGCGGCGGCACCTTGAGCAGCTGGATCATATTCATTAATTTTATCGTCCGAATCATCTTCTTCACCATCTTTCATATCCCACTTATGACGGCCTTCATCATCCGTAGCATCTCCACCCGGTCCATCAAACGCATCAGCTTTCTCACCACCAAATGGTGCTTCTTCTGGTGCGTCATCTTGGGTCATTTCGAAGTATCGTGTCAACACATTACCCATATCATCGTAGAGGGCGGTAGCACGTTGCTGCATCGCATCCATTTCTTCCGCCAACTTACCGAAGTCCTTAGAATAGGCGCCCAACTCTTTCATGTTTCGTTTTATCGTTGTGGCGTCAAACCAATCACCAGCTTCCTGCATAATGGTCGCTTCGGCCATCTCTGAAATATGGGCAATCTGTGATGCGACTTCACGAAAAGTTCCACTGCGTTTTAGAGCTTCACCCAAGTTAGCAAACGTCGAAATGACTTGCACGGGATTCACTGCCGCTTGTTGGTCCGGCATACCACCACGATCAAAATTGTCAACATCATTTGACGCGACAGAATCGGTAGCCGTTCTTACTTTTTGTGAGTGACGCATTGGGCCTTTGCCCGCCATTGGGTCTGTCATATATTTTTCTCCAAATCTATTATTTTCCTCATATTGCTACGCTATATCAAAATCCGAACGACCACATTTTGGACATTCTGCATCGCTCTTAGTAGCTTTGAATATCTTACCACATGAATTACATTCGACATGCGTTATTGTTCCCTTATCTACAGCCTTTTTAATACCAGATGATGTTGCTTCTTTCATTCCCTCACCAAACTGTTGTTTGTCTATTGCTGCCGCTACAATCTTATCAAGGTGTTGTAAAATTTGTAGCTGGTCGGTATCTCCTGTTGAGGACGCTCGACGTATTTTTTTAATAATCTTATCTTGTTCTTGTCTCAACGTACTCAGTTTTGACTTAGCGAATGCAGCGATTAACTTCTTCTCTATCACGGCAGTTATGGGTACTGACTTTTTCCCAGCGGCTTCCGACTTGACTCCGCTCGCCGCTTTTCCCTGCTGAGTGTCCATCGCTAAAATCACCAGCTTCAAGTATAACTCTAAACCTTTTGTCGCTCTTGTCTTCGATGCTTCTTTTCCCGGCGAGAAATGTGTCTTACCAGTACGCATATCGTCTAGTGCAATGTTGATAGCCTTGCGTTTCTTACGTAGTTCTGGCTCTGGCAACTTTCGTAGCTTGTTCAAAGCAGCTGCGACACGTGCCTTGGTTCCATTTCCCAATGCTTCAGCTTCTTCGCCCGCCCCTTCCTTACAACCTTCATCAACAAACTCATGAGTCTTGTCAAAGATTTCTTGATCAATAGGCCACATCTCACCTTCAACTCCCTTGGCCAGATAATCACCTGCATCACCATCGGCTGGACCTTCCTTAGTTTGAACCTTGAACGGTTCGTCCATTTGAACCACCTGCGTAGGTTCCGTCTTCTGTGCTTCACGAAATTCCTTATCGGGGATGTCCATAGCTTCACCTTTCTTATTAGTGACTTCTTGGCCATCACCTTTATAGGCTTCGGTTGTGTGAGTAGATGCTAACGCTTCTCTAATTGCCTCTCGGACATACTCACGAACTTTCCGTTCAACGGTCATTGTCCCAACCTTTTTCTCGATTGTAGCCTAGTTCATCGTCCATCGCATCCCATACTGCTCCCGGAATCCAATCGCGTGATCCTGTATCTAAACGATCTGCGGTATTTGACGCTGCTTCAATCTTACCAGCTCTGAGAAGTTTGGCGATTCTCATATGGTCTTTGTAATCCTGCTGATACATCTTTTGCATGTCTTTATCGTGGCCACTACCATCCGACCAAGATTTTCGTCCTTGAGCGAGAACAGACTTGGCTACCTTTTCTAACATACCCGCGAGAGCGTTCCAATTATGCTTCTTCTCATGCAACTGGATCTTGTTTTCAGCGAGGAATTTCTTGATATCAAAAGTCATGGTTCACCCCTACAATTTTTTACTAGTGGAATTCCATTTGGTTGATAACTTACTAACCTCACTGGAAAATTGGGTTAACGTCTTGTTAGCGGCCGTAAGGTCGTTAGCATACGTGGCTTTTTGTACCCTATCCACCAAATCTCGTAAATCCTGTACTATCTGCGTTCTGGTTGTTGAAAACTCACTAGCCTCGTGCAACGGAATTCTACTTTCCTTAAGGAATTTTTTCAAATCAAACATTATCTAATCTCCGACAAAAACTCATGAATCAAGTTATCCACTCTACACCAAGGTCCACAATGTGCGCCCGAAACAACGGACTCATTAATGAATGCGCCTTGCGTTGATGGATTCGAAACAACGTCAAAACAAATCAACGAAAAATCGTCTTCTACTTCTACGGTTGACTCATCCAATTCCTTGACTGAACCCAACCCTCTACTCGAAATCCCCAACTTGATGTTGTTCTTCAAAAGCTCTTTGAGAATGTTTCCAGACGGCGTAGACAATACTTCTAAATGTCCTACCAAGTCCTCACCGTTAAACCACATCTCTGTGATGTTATGGGACACATTCTTAAGATTGACAACAGGACTTTCAGGATGATCTAACTCACCCAACGCTCGACGCTCTTTAATGAATTCCTGATATCGTTCACCTTCACGCATGAGAATGGGAAGAGGATATACCCTTCCGTTTTGATTCTTTGCGTTCGCTCTCTGAAGCAAGACGTTCCGAAGAAGTAACGGGCCTCCTCCTTCAAGAGCCTCCGTAATCGTCTGTCTGCTATACTTCAGTGGCGTAAAATCAGTCAATAGTACCATATCTATCCTTATACGTATAAGATGCGCCAAACCGTATCATCTTGTGGCGGCGCTTCAATTACACCAGGCTTGAAAAAATCTACCTGAACATATCTTGCTTGTCCTCTAACTTCCAGCGAAGAACTATCTACACTCATTTCATACGAACACTGAACATCGAAATCATCCCAACCGATTGCAACTTTCTCCGATTCAGTAAGTTGGAACGTATAGGATTCAAAAGAAGAAGACGGTAATGCAACAGTACGCGTTGCTGCTTCCGAACCACTAGTTCTGACCGAAATAGTAAGATTAACCGAAGAACTTAAAATTGAAGCTTCGTTAGACCCACTCTTTGCAGCGTCAACTCTAACAGTGACAACTTCATTAGCGTTAGGAGATGGAGCGGGAGTTGAAAACGCAACAGAAAATTCTTCGACAGAAGAAGTTGGTGTTACGAGTGTACCCGACTCAGAAGTAACGACTCCAGCTACGGACGAAGTTAATGCAGTCCACAATGGCGCAGTAATAAATGATCCTGTAGCAACGTCTTGGTCCGGAACAAGAGTTCCATCGAATGCACCAACAAGTCCTCCCGTATAGTACGAACTCGAAACATATGTTTGGCCGCCGCCGACACAAGTTACTTGAGAAGCGGTAACAGTTGCCAAAAGAGCATCCCGTGCTACTACTCCAACTACTTCAACTATCGTTGACATATTATCCCCTCATACCTCTAATTTGTTGAGCAATGCCGGTCATTCGTTGTTCTATTTTCATTAATGACGCATTTGTTCGTTTCCACAGATCACTATTTGGAACGCCCATTTCTGTCTTAAGACGAGCACTGCGTTTTACTACTTTAGCCATCTCTGTCAATTGCTTATTGATTTCAGAAATAGCCCTACCGATTTTCATCTTAGGCGTTGCAGTTTCATCATTACGCCACGCATAGTATGGATCTCCACCTTCATTCATCCCCGCTACCACTCTCTCAAACTGTTCGTCAAGAGAGGATTCTTCGTCTGGATCAAATGCCAATGGTGTGCCGAATCCTTGCGCGTCACCCGTAGCAGTCATCTCCTCGATTTCATCATCAACCAACTCTCTAATCGTTTCTCTGATTCCCTTTGATTCTGTCTGGAATCCTTTCAACACTCTTAAAAGAGATGGAAGTCCTTTACCCTTCTTTCTAACTTCTTCCCACTCTAACCACCAATCACCACTACTGAACACGTTTACACCGAGCTTACCATTGGGAGAAGTGAATTCTTCTACATCATCCAACTTGTCTATCTTCGACGTAAAGCGAAGCCGACCCAAAGTCTTCTTAAAATCGTTCGGGGTTGGCATTACTCATCCTCTGTGATCATTCGGATTTCCTTTACCAACTGATATGCGATCATCAAAGACGTGACTTGGTTATCACGAACAGTTTTGCCCTTCGTAATACCATTCAACTGGTTAATGACTTCCATGATCTTGATTCGCGTTACCTTATCGTCAATAGCGCCCAACACCAACTGAAGTTCTTTCTTAACTTCCGGTACTTCGGAGTTGATGTACTCACGAAGAGAGTTTGTGTTGGAAATATTGTTGATATACTCACGAAGTAGAACTTTCTGCTGTTCCGAAAGATTCTTGTATTTCTCATTGAACTTATCGACAAGAATTTTGTACGTAAGGAGACGCAAATCTTCCTGTTGCTCTTTATAGCTTTCTGGAAGAACTTGCTTACCACCTGACTTTGCAGTCTGGATCATCAAGTGCTCTACGATGGTAAATCGTGCGGATGTGATTTCGTTAATGTCCACCACTTCCATTTCATGCGTTTCCATGAGGAAAGTTTTGTAGACTGACGCATACACCTTGTACTGAGGAATCTTTGAGGACAAAAATTCCTTAAGAGGATACTTTTCTTTGATCGCCTTAACCAAATTGTACTTCTGCTCATTTAGCCTCTTGGTATTCAACTTCCGGCGTTGTTCAAGAACGATATCTACAAGTTTGAGAGCCTTGGGCTCTGATATGTTTATCGTTTCCATTAGGGAACGATATAGAACGAGCTCCTTACCAAGCTCAGTGCTCGGACGTAGATACTCTCTAATTATGTGAATTGCTGGCGAATTTTCGCGGCCATTTAGCGTATCGGCCGTTACCTGTCTAGCTAATAGCTCGAACAGAATGCCAGTATTCTTATATTTGGAATGTTGCACCCTTCGGCTGTTCATATAAGACTCCGTTTGGTATCCGGTCAATCAATTAAGTCTTTACCGTATTATGATATACCCTATATGATAAGTATTAATCAATTTGACATTACTCGTCGTTTTCTTCAATAAGAACGCTTTCGTCAAGATAGCTGCCGCTCTCTGAAGACTCTGTGATCATTTTCTGACCCTTTCCAGGGAATTTTTCTTTCAACTGCTGCATAAACTGTCGTAAATCTAAACTTTCTCGCGATAGTCCCCTCTTCCTTCTAGGAGCGCCTATTTCTTCCGTATCACGATGAAGTGCCTTCTCGTTTTCTTTGGCTCCAAAGGGATCTCTTCCCAAAGGATGCCTATCCGTTCCTAACGTCCTACCTTCCGGTGGGCGACCAACGGCCCGTTCATCCACAATGACGCCTTCTGCTGCGGGCAGTCCATCTAGGTTTGCGCCTCCCTCTTCATCACCTTCTTCCCCACCAGCTTGAGGGGCACCACCCATAGCTTCGCCAGGAGGTGTCTGGGTTCCACCAGCCGCTGCTGGATCTTGTCCTTGTTCGATGGACATTAGTCTGAACAATCGTTTCTTGTCCTTCACCACACCAACTCTCTGGTCTTCGACTTCATCACCACTCATTCCAAACACATTCTCATAAACCCAATCACTGGTGATAAGGTTTGTATCTTGAATTTGCGAGGCCAATGCAATTTTCTCTTGCCACAACGCTATTTTCTCTTGTTCATAAATCGTAGATGGATTTGTGAGGTTCAAAGAGAAGTTTACCAACTCTTGATCCGTATATCCCTGAGAATATAGATGGACGATGGCAATCTTAGTCAATTCTGACACGATGATTCGTTGAATTCGCTCAACTGTGCGTGCGAAACGAACATCTTCTGCCGCCAACGTTGCTTTTCCACTCAACTGTTCTTCATATCCAAGGAAGGCACGCGGTATTTTCAACGCACCAATCATTTTATTGCGTAGATATTCCACATCTTCGGTTGCGTTGAAGCTCAGACCGTTCAATGTTTCAATTTGAGTACCACTGTCTCCACCACGGACGGGAAGATAGAAGTCCTCAATGATGTTCATAAGATTGAATTTAAGATTGTAGTCGCCGGACTGCGGGTCTATCAATGGCGTCTTTTTGACCTTAGTCATCAAACGTTCCATAAAGTTGTCAACTTCAGCTGGCGGAATATTACCGATATCGACCTTGAACACTCGGCGATCTGGTGCTCGGACCAATCGGTGGACCAACATAGCATCTTCCATCAACTGGACTTGCTTCCAAGTTCTACGTGCCGGCTCAATCATGGCCTTACCATAAGGAAGCCAGTTAGAATCCGATAGCAAACGAAAGTGGGCTATTTCGAAGTTTTCAAATCTGTCGGTGGGCATTTGAGTTCCCATTGTTTGGAAGTAAACTTCGTATGGGTTCTCAGGATTTTCTCCTTCAACACGAATAGTATCGTACACCGACAACGGTAGTACATTGATAACACCATAATCTTCTGTGATTTCTAAGAAGAGATAGAAGTCTCCGTACTTACACATGTTTCTAACCCAAGGCCACAGATTAAACTCAATGTTAAGAATATCATAGAACAAGTTGTGTAGTATCTCACGAATGTTTTCATCCGAACTTTCAATGACCAAAGATTCGCCTGCTTCAGACTGAACCGTTGTCTCATCCGCATAAATATCTAGCGCCGACGCAATGATTGCATCGTTGTCCATGATGTCATAGTCTCTGAACAACTGAAGTCGGGCACCTTGATACGCTAATGTATATTGACCCCTAACCGTAGAATATGATCCATGCCCAGCATGATGCACCCTACTATATCTGTCGTATACATTTCGATTTGTAAACGCCTGCATGCGGCTGGTATCAGCCACCTTCAGTTTAGAACCACCAACATTGCGGACAATGACGTTGGTGCTAAATAAGCGTTTTAATCTCTGTCGTATTGATTTATCTGCCATCGATCACCTCTACTGAGTTAGAACCTTTATTCGAATGAGTGTTATTCTGCATCTTTCTTTGTCCTGTGTATGGTTCCGTCTGGATGGTGTGGAGGAGCATACAATGAATATACTTTTAGTGGAGAATCGCCTGTGTTGATAATGTTATGCTTCGATCCTCCCGGAATTACAATGGAATCCTCGGCCAACATTGGATGTTTCTTACCATCAATGATCGCCACACCTTCACCCTTCTCAACTCGTATAAATTGCGTTGTTCCTCTATGAACTTCTTCACCAATGTCCGTATCTATGGACATGACAACTAACTGCATTTGGTGAGTAGTATACAACACCTTACGAAAGTTTTTGTTATCAACCGTGGCTTTCTCAATGTCTATTCCGAAGCCACCTTCAAATTGAGTGCCTTCAGTTAAGAGGTCCATCAACCGTATCATCTTCGTCTCCACGCCTATAGGATTTGGTATACTTATGGGCCAATCTAAGTAACGCAGCTATAGGTAAATGAACATGGATGGCCCGTATAGGCGCATCTTTATTACTGCCTTTGATTATCAACCAACGATGGTGCCCGTCCAACAGGTACAGACCATCCGAAACGATAAACGGGTCATCTGCGAAGTCATAGATGTGAGGCTGCATATCCCTTAACTTTTCTTTGTTTACGTCTGTTTGTAAGGGTTTGATAGCAAAAGCAGGAACTACCTCCAAAGTCACCTTAACCGCATGTTTCTGAAGAATTCTGATGAATTTTGGAATATCATTCTTCTCAATTTGGGGCAAGTAATCTCTTGGAAGCCCACCATCGGGTCCAACTTCTTGCGTCTGTGAGGTAGGCATTATCCTAACGTCACCGTTACGTCATATCTATCAAGTGGATCCTCATGTGGACCGGCACCAGCTGCCGTAATGGTTCCATAAATGACATCTGCTTTGTCACGATTGTTGAGAAACCTAATTTCAAACTTCCAAATTTTACGAACAGGAATATTATGCGTTTGACCATCACTAAAGGTGATCCCGTAATGTTCATATTTACTTCCCATTGGAGTGAAGTTCAATTCCAGCTTCTCAAATTCCTTCCAAAGTTTTTGAATGGGCTGCCAATACTCATCATTAAAGAATCCACTAGTGATATTCTTAATCTTGCCCTGAATCCAATTTCGAGCGTTCGTTTTACTCTTTCCATCAATAGGAGGCGAGCCAGAAGTTGGCAATGCTGTCTCTAAAAGTCCGTGTTCTTTCACGTATTTTTTCGTGGACTCCAATAGCAATTTCTTCAGTCTAATCATCACATTCTCCGTAAAGCATTGTCAGTCAACAATAAGTAGCTCTGCTTAACGCAGAAGCCACCTGATATCTTCCATTTCAGGTACTTGCTGTCCCGGCCCCGTTGGCATCGTATATGGATCATATCCCAACGGTGAACTTGGTGTATAAACTGAGTCATGGGCCGTTTGGTGAGAAAACTTGTCCATCGCCATTTTAGTTATGTCAATTCCACGTTGTCTCAACTTCAATGCGGTGTCTCTAACCCAGAGTCCAATAGCAAGTGCCATCACCAAATCATCATTGTATCCATCCATCGCTTCCGCCTTACTTCCGTTCCAAATGAACACCTCCAATTCTTCCATCGTTCGCTGAGACTGAATGACTACCGAGTTATCACGCATGTACTCATCTATACGAGAAATGGCCAGTGGCCGCGTTCTAACCGAAGTAGTAAATCCCGGTACTTTAGTTCTCTCAACAACTCTACGTTTACGTTTCATTTCTTGAGGAAGGTTGGGATCAACAAATCTATAATCGTCTTCCATATAGAAGAGGTTCTTATACCCACGGTCAATGATTTCTTGAAGAGTAGACCAACCTACATTAGAATTTTCCACCACCAACAACGCATCATTGTATTCCGTTGCCATAGCTACAAGCATTGCACCAAATTCTTTCGTTCCAATCATACCCTTATATTCCGCTACCTGAGTAACAGATTCTAGTTCGATTACATGGAAGGCAGATTTATCCGATGCATCTCCTCTGGCCACGTCAGCTACTACCAGATAATTTTTACCATAGTCAGCTGCCTCCCACACCCAAATACCATTATCGAATCCCCTCTTCCATTGGGGTGGTCTTTCAAACGTCTGTCGGTAAAATTGAATCAGGTCACCATCAATGACTGTATTACCAGATGCGATAAAGTCAGCGTCATGCTCCTGACGTGCCGCTTGGTCGCCCATCTTTCTAGTTTGGTCTTCACGCCAGGCTTCGTCACGATCTGGATGGACTTTCCAATCCAAGAGAACAGGAACGAATCCGTTGTTTTCTTCTTTTGCTCCAACCCAAGTCTTATGGAAAAAGTTACCCATACCATTTGGCGTGCTAAGAATAATTGCTTTACCACCCGTTGCCAACGTCGATGATGCTGCTGTCCAAATTTCATCCGCCAAAGTAGGCGGATCAATGTGCGCTGCTTCATCCATTATCAAAAGGGACAGTGCTTCAGAACGTCCTGCATCAGGCGAACTTGCCACAGCCTTGATTTGAGAACCGTTAGCGAAACGTAATGAAAGTTTGTTGTCTTCCTCACAGTTTCCTCTTAGCCAAATCGGAAGATTCTGGTGCATAATACGAACTTTCGTTACAAGGTTTTTGGCTACATCCTGCTTCGTAGCGATAACCAAAATATTCTTGTCTTCGTGGAACATCATCAACCACAAAGAGTATCCAGCGGTAAGCGTCGATAAACCTATTTGTCGTGCTTTATTGACAATGGTGTAGTCACCACTTTCGAATATGTTAATGGTGTCTTCTTGATAGTCATAAAGTTGGAAATAGATTTTACCTTTCATCGGATGCTGAATGACGCAGTACTTGCGCATGAAGTATGTCGGATCCTTCGCACACTTCTTGTATTCACGCTTAATGATATCTCGTAGAGGTATCTTAGGCTTAACCGCTGTAGTCATTACCCCATCTCACGTTGTAATTTTTCCAATTCCGCCAAATGTGACTTCAAAATATCAACATCGTTCTGAACCCCTTCCTTTATCGGCCCGTGATCCATTTCCCATTCCTCAAAACGTCCGTCCATAAAGTGATTTTGTGGATTCGAAAGCTCATCTCGAAATGATTCTAGTTCCGATATCGTTTCTTTGGCCCACGAAATGGCATTGGCTCTCATCAATGATATCTGATATTTTTGCCACGTCCCATCCAATCTCATTTGAGTTTCTTCCTGTAGCACACAATCATAGCATTTGCTTTTCTTGAGCCACATCTTGTCATCCAAACGAGTAGACATAGATTTGCCACACTCCGGACACCACCAAGGGCGTTTAGCGTCTTGTAGTTTACTGACAGAACGTTTCGTACCCTTCTTCATTTCCCACGTCTTACCGTCCTCTTCCCAAACTTCGCCCTCTTCACGTTTTATTATCTCCGGCACATACATACTAACCTTAAGAGCTTGGTCCTTTTTAAGAACGCCGCCCATTTTCTCACGAACTCTGCGAATCGCGTCCATACCCTCTGAAACATCTTTTGATTCACGGGCATTTGGAACGGTGGATTCAAGAGTGTCCCCTTTCCACGGTCTATACTCAGTCATCGTAACCCCTTTTAAGCATGTGTATCCTCATATAACTATCAGTGTAGGATGTGTTTACCATTCTTATCGGCCATACCTCACCATTCCCAATAATTGATTGAGAGGAGCGAATGTGCCAGTTAACTTGTAAACTTTGTCCCGATATACAAAAACTACTCCTTCGGTTGGAACGATTTTATCAACCCCGATGGAATTTAGCTTCGCCAGCTGCTCTTTGAACTTTGCTAGTTGGCTAATGTTGTCCGAATTCTCCATACTCTTCGATAACTTCTCCAATTCCTTTCTAAGTTGCTGTGCTCCTTCGTCTGGAGACGCAGACAACAACCCACTAGCGTTTTGTAGAATCTCAGCGCCTAACTGCAAGAACAATCGTTCAAATGGAGCAATGTTTGATTTGAATTGCGCTTGTTTTCCTGACTTATCAAATCCTAGTGCCCATTGTAAAAACTTCTCGTTATCAATCGTTCGTTTCATGTTGGCTACAGTGTAACCACCCATATTTTGAAACGCCCATCGTTGTAGTAGACCCATAAACACATTGTTCGACATACCGAAACGATATTTCCTAGCCTGACCTTGGATAAAATCTTCCCACCAACGTTGATGCCACATCATCACGGGGTCACTGTC